TGCAAGACCTTGACAAGTTAGGTCAAGACATTTCTCTTGATGATGCGTGTCAGCTTATCCTTGCTGGATTGCAAGACGGAGCGAGAGTAGCTGGAAAGGATTTTGACTTGACAATTGAAAACATTGCAGATATTTTGGATGAAGATTTTGAAGCACTGCAAAAGTGTTTTGATATATTCGGCGAACAATTTTCAGCAAAATTCAAAGACGAGGGAAACGAAAAGGAGGAGAAAAAAACTCCTCAAAAGAAAAAATAGATTGGGATGATTTGGAAGCCATTGCTTATGGTTTTGGCTTACTTCCTAAAGAGTTTTGGAGCTTAACATTCCACGAGTTTTTTTTATTACAGAGAGGACGAAATGAACAGCTCGAAATGACAGAACGGTTTGAATGGGAGAGGACAAGATGGCTAGCTTGTTTGATTTTACAGCCACACAAAAAGAAAAATTCCAATCTCAATCCAACCGATTTAGTGAGGTTTGAATGGGAGAAAAAAGAGGAAAAAATGGACCTTGAAAAGCGTAAAAAAGCTGCTCAATATGCGGTTAAAAAGTACAAAATCGAGATTCCAGAAAACAACGAAAATGACTAAAAACCCTTATCTAGTAAATTTACTCTAATAAAAGAACTAAAGTTTTTAGGGTAAGCATACGACAGAAGGGTGATAATTGCTTAGATGCGCTAAAACAACGCTTAAAACGAACGCTAAAAAACGCTAAAAATGGCTGGAAAAAGATTATCGGTTGCGCTTACTTTGAACGATAAACAGTTCCAAAGTGGACTTAGAAAAGCGACTCGAGCAATGACTAAGTTTGGGAAGTCAATGCAGAGAACAGGACAATCTCTTTCAAGAAACTTGACGCTTCCTGTTTTAGCTTTTGGAGCTGCTTCTGTTAAGGCTTTTGATGAACAAATCAAAGCAGAAACAAAACTTAGAACAGCCTTAGGAGAAGATGAAAAAGCATTTGCAAGGCTTAAAAAACAAGCTCAAGAACTTCAAAAACTTACTTTATTTGGAGATGAAGCAACAATTGAAGCTCAAGCATTTTTAGCACAATTAGGATTAACAGAAGAACAAATCAAAATGATAACACCAGCTTTGCAAGATTTTGCAACTGGTATGAATGTTGACTTAAAAACAGCAGCTTCTTTAGTAGGTAAAACAGTCGGAACTACTACCGATGCTTTAAAAAGATATTTTGACACTGGTTTAGACCCCGCAATGAGCGCACAAGAAAAAGCCATTGTTTTGACTCAAACACTTACTGACAAATTTGGAGGTCAAGCTGAAGCTATTGCTAAAGAAGGGTTAGGACCATTTCAGCAACTTAAAAATGAGCTAGGAGATGTTTCTGAGGAATTTGGGAAACTAATCCTAGAAAACATTGAGCCACTCAAAACAGCTTTGCAAGGGTTAGCTTCAAATTTAAGAAGTTTAAGCACAGAACAAAAACAGACAATTATCAAAGTTGCTGGAATAACTGCTGTTGTTGGTCCTTTGCTGATTGTGTTAGGTAAACTTGTCACAGTGATTACTTCTGTGGGAAAAGCATTGATATTTTTAGCTGCAAATCCTATGATTTTATTTGCCACTTCAATTGCAACTCTAGTCGGATTGCTAGGGTTTGCAATTTTAGACATGGAGGGTTTTATCAAAACAGCTCTTAATTTGGGAAAAATAGGTCGTTTGACTGCAAAGGCAATCATAATGTTTGCCGAAGCAACTGGGTTAATGAGTAAGCCAGAAGCACTTGCTGCAATTGCTACAATTGACGGAATGAGTAAAGAGCAAGAAAAACTTGCTGCCTCAATGGAAGGCACAACAGATAATATTGAAGAACAACAAAAAGCTGTTGACAAACTAATTGAATCAATGGGAAAAATGCCAACCCCTTCTACTGGTGGTGGTATGCAATCGACAGGAATTTTATCTTTCGCACCAAAAACAGCTACATCCGTTCAAGCAACAGAAGGACAAACATCTCCAGCTTTACAATTTGCAACAGACCCAGAATTTTTTGAAGGTATTAAAAAGGCAATAGTTCAATTTCAAAATATTAATGACTTGACAGAAGAAATGGACAGAAACTTTGTGTCTTTCGGTGGTGCTTTACAACAAGCATTTTCTTCTGCTTTAGTTAGTCAAGACGGTTTCTTTAAAGTATTTATTGATAATGCGAAAAGAGCTTTGAAACAAATAGCAGCTCAAATAGCAGCAATGGCAATTCTAAACGCTTTGCTAGGTGGAACAGGGATAGGAGGAATGATGGGTTTCAAAGATATTGGTGGTTTTGGTGGAATACCTAAACTATTCGGGTTTGCTGATGGAGGGATGGTTACAGGTGCAACCTTAGCAATGGTAGGAGAAGGACCAGGAACTTCAATGAGCAATCCAGAGGTTATAGCACCGCTAGACAAACTACAAGGAATGATTGGAAACGCTGGTGGCGGTCAAGTTGAAGTATTCGGAAGATTAAGCGGCTCTGATATATTAATATCAAGCGATAGAGCAAGAGGAAACAGAAACAGAACAAGAGGTTACTAATGGCACTAAGAAGGACAGCAGAGTTTCAAAACGATAAAGGGATTTATTACAAGCTAGAGATTTATGATAGCTTAACAGGTAGCCCTTCAGCTTTCACTTTACAACTTGGAGCAAGTGGCTTTGAGCTTAATTATGAAGCCAAAGACAGGACTCGCTTTAGCGGTGTGATTCCTTCAAATGTAAAGTTTGATATTATTCCAAGAGATAGCACTGAGCAAGCTGTCATTGACGATATTGCTGCGGCTGCTTATGGTAGATTCCAACTTAAGATTCTCAAGTCAAGTGATGGAACAAACTTCAATAATTACTGGGTGGGAAATATTTTATCTGATGTAAGCTCAAGACAAAACTTATCATTTTTTGCTGGAACGCAGCAAACAATAACCGCAACTGATGGACTTGCAGAACTTGTTGATGTGGCGTGGACTACTGGAAATACTTACGCGGATGGAACAACTTACAGATTTTTAGCTATTATTTTTAATATTCTGAGAGATACTGCTATCCTTAATACCTCTCAATACTTTGGAGCATCTGAAAACTTTTTGCAAACTCAAGTCAATTGGTACACGGGTCAAATGCCAACTCCAGCAGCAGACAAAGACCCTCTCTATTTTTCTGGAATTATAACCACAGCACTTAAAAAGAAAGAAAACAATGAGTTTGTCCCTATTGATGCTTTTGATGCTTTGGATAGGATTATGAAGTGCTGGGGTGCAAGGCTAATGCTTTCAGACGGTATGTGGAGAATGATTCAACCGAACGGATATTCAGACACAAATTTTGAGCGAACTTATAGAAAAGGAACAACAACAGTTATTTCAAGCAGTGCTGTTCAATTAAAGACAAATGCTGGTGTTGTTTTAGGAGGAGGAACATTTGACTCATTGCATCCAGTGCAGCAAGTTCAAATGTATTACGACTTGCTTTATGACTTGCAACTTTTACAATTTGATATTCCTTTGTGGATGACTAAGGTTGGTCCAGCATTGCAAAAAACAGACCCCCCAACTCTTACAGTGTACGGAAATACAGCAGCAGTTGGAGGAGGACTAAGTTTTCTCAATCTATAGGTATTATTTCAGCTCAAACAAATGCTACTCTTGAATGGAATCTTTTGTTCAGACCTGAGTTAATCTATTATGACGGACAATATATAACTTCTCAAGGGGTGGCTTCGGCAGCAGTTTCCGCAGATTTTATCAGCAGCAGATTTAATAGTGGGGCTGGCACATCTGCCGATTTGAGATGTCAACTTTTTTTAAATTTGAAACTTGTTGGTAATAGTGGAACAACATACTATTTGAATATGACGGAACTTGCAAACGGTAGCGCCCAAGTGTGGGACACTACCTTAGCAAATGTTGGTTTTCCTACAATCTTTACTGGAAACAACTATCAAGATTGGTTTAATTCTCCACAAGCTCCAGACCCTCGAAGTGGCTCTAGTATTGGTGGAACTCACGCAGCTATTCCAGATAGTGGAGAATTATTCATTGAAGGATATAGTCGTTTTAGGTGGTTACAAACTCCATTCAGTTCATCGTTGGAGATTGATAATGTTGACCCCTTATTCCCTAACCAAACAGGTTCAGTAATTAAAGGACTTGCAATGGGAATGACAAAGCCAGATGGAAACACTTACTACTTACGATATTTATTAAACGGAAACAACACTACTCAACAGCTTGTATCTGCAAGTCAAGGAACAGCAATTTCAAATTCAATCCTTGAGCTTGACCCAGTGAACTTAGGAAGCGGACCAACCGCCCAAACTCCTACAAGAATTAAAACTTTTGATGCTGCTGGCAATGGAGATGACGGAACAAATATAACATGGCAAGTTTACCAAGAAACAACTGGGGACGGTGAAACTGGCAGCATAACAAAAATACTTTGCAAAGAAATTCTATCTGGTAGAAAGTCAGGGGTTGATGTTTACAATGGCTCAATACAAACAGATACAACAACGAACTACGAATTCCATCTATCTTATGACAATATTTTTGGTTCTAAGGTTTATGTTCCAAACGAAATGACTTACAGTGCAAATGAAGGTATTTGGGATGGTCAATGGATAGAAACTGATTTGGATGCTAGCGGTCAAGGATATTCTTTGACTGATATTTTAGCTGACGAAAATCAGACCGCAACTTTAACAGACGATGATTGGTAGATGAAAGCTTCAACTTACAATACAACTTTAGTGAACACCTCTTTAACTGTTGTTACTGCTCAATCAAGCGGAGCAACAGGACAAACATCTTTGACCGTAAAAGCTGGAAATAAAACAGTCGCAAAAAGTGGTGAAAAGGTTTTTCTATTCACTAAATACTCGAACACAGTCCATGAGCTTACTCTTACTGCTGACTTAGGTAAAACAACAACTTGCAGTTTTAGCTCGACAGATTTTGATGTTTTGGTTGAGGTTGGTAGTGTTATCTTAATGCGCCAAGAACCATTGTTTGATAAGGTAAACAATACCGATTTATACTTTCATCAATCCATATATTTGACTACTGGAACAAACGGAAACGACTATCTTTCAGCTTTTGGAACTTCTAGTTTCACGGTTAACTCTGCAACGACTTTAGCGGACGGTAATTCAAAACCAAACAGATGGGCTTCACAATTTGGAATCTTTGTCGCTCCCTATGCTTGTACGCTTAAAAAAATAAAAGGGATGGTTTCTTCTGATGCTGCAACAGAGGAAGGAGCTGTTATAAGTATCTGGACAGCAACTCCAAATGTTGGAGGAACGAGCAACCTTACTATCGATTCAATCGTTCAATTTACACTTACAAGCCAAAACAATCAAAACCACATTTTTGATATAGAACAAGACACATCGGCTCTTGCTGATGCTCAACTTGCAGAAGGAGATTTTATCTTTGTAAGTATTAGAAGAACGGGTTCGTTGAGAAGTGGTGTTGAGTGGTATGCCGACTTAGGATTTGATATAGAAATGTTTAAACAACCAATATAATGAAAACACTTTTGAAAGAGTGCAGCGATGTGCTAAGCTTAAATATAACAACACTAGCAATCTCATTTACTCAAGTTGAGATGATTTTGAAAGTTGTTCTTTTGCTTTTGTCTATTATATATACAGCAGACAAATTGATTAAAAACCAAAAAAACAAATAAGATGAAAAACCTAATTTGTAAAACGATTTATTATTTGACTTTCAAAAAAGTTTGTTTCGGTATCTGTAAAAACTGCAAGAACTAATGGAGGAGATTTTACAATTGATAGAACGATACGGGTTAACTCTAATCTTATTGCTTGGGAGCTTATATGCTTTGTATAAGTTCTTTGTGTTTAGTATTTACGAAGTTAAGGGAGAGTTCTCAAAACATCACGAAAACGCTGCTAAGGATATGCAATATGTTAAAAGCAAAATTGACATTATCCTAGAGTTCATCAAAAAAAATAGTTGAAATGGCAAAAGGAATTAACTTCACACATCGTGAAAAACCCAAAAAGAAAAGAAAAGGAATCCACTCCAAAAATAAAAGCCGAACCAAAGGAGGAAAGCAATACGAAAAAAGATACAACGGTCAAGGCAAATAACATAGTTGTAATATGGTGTTAAATTATTTCAATTTTCAAGAGTTTGATTCTCCAGATGAAATAGGTTCTGGAATGCCTACTGACCAAAGTGGCAAAATGAATAAAGAGTTTTTGTTTAAACTAGACGAAGCTAGAATGTTGGCTGGAACGCCTTTCAAAATTACAAGCGGTTACAGAACAGAAGCACATAATAAAAAGGTAGGAGGAGTGAAAGGTAGCTCACATACGAAAGGATGTGCTGTTGATATTGCTGTCAATAGTGGACTCCAAAGAAGTGCAATTGTATGCGCCTTAGCTAAAGTTGGCTTTACTAGAATAGGAATAGCAAAAACATTTGTTCACGTTGATTTAGACAAAGAAAAACAAAATTCAATCTGGCTTTATGATTAACAACTTATTAGGTGGATTATTCACCACGCTCTCAAAACAAGCATCTACAATAATAGATGAAACAGTAACCACAAAGGAAGAGAAGTGGAAATTAAAAAATGAATTTCATAAACTACTTATGGATAGTGAAAGGACTGCTCAACAAGAGGTTTCAAATCGTTGGCGATACGATATGGAGTTCGGGAACAAATTGAGCAAATCAATAAGACCTTTGACACTTATATTTTTAACGATAGTATTTACAATTATTTCTTTTGCTGATGGTAACATTGGCAGCTTCCAACTAAACAAAGAACTTCTACCAATTTGGAACACTATTCTATTAGCTGTTTATTCTGCTTACTTTGTTGGTCGCTCGATTGAGAAAGTAAAAAAGAAACAATGAAAAACCAAAAACGATACCGTCTAAGTGAAGATGAGTGGAGGTTGATTGATGATTATAGACAAGACAAAGAAAACAAAGCACTACTAGAAGAAGATGTAACGAAGCTGGAATTGATGTCGGTTCAGTTCATCACTATTGGT